GCAGCAGATTTGCTTAAATCTGCCGTCGATGGCGTTAAATCTGCCATAGAGCTTGCTCGTGACGCAGTCCAAGGTTTGAGAGACAACCTCACGGTTGTCGCGCCCGTCATTGTTGCCGTAGCAACCGCCCTGATTGCTTACGAAACAATCAAAGCCGTACGTTCAATAGCAGATGACTTTGGACTTCTAAAAAGTGCCGCTTCTTTGGCCTTTGATGCTATCAAGGGTGGAGAAGGCGTCCTATCAACGCTTTCTGTTTTTGGTGAGCTTGTTGGTGAGGGTGGGGCACTTGCGAGTGTCTTCGGGACGATTTCAACGGCCATTAGTGGCGTGGGAACAAGCCTTCTAGCTCTCGTAGGATCTATCCCTGTTATTGGCTGGATTGCAGTTGCGGTAGTTGCTCTCGGGGCTGTTTTTACATGGCTCTGGAATACTAATGAAGATTTTAGAAATGCTGTAATTGGTATTTGGAACTCTATTTGCTCGGCTATTAGTGGTGCAGTAGATTCCATAGTTGGTTTCTTTACAACAACATTGCCAACAGCTTTCACTCAATTCGTCCAATTTGTTCAAGGGATTCCCGCAGCGGTAGGACAATTCATCCAAGAACTACCATCAATGGTTCTTTACGCGCTTACTTTTGCAGTTGTATTTCTGTTTGGACTAGGCGCTCAACTTGCTCAGCTGGCGGTTCAGATTGGCTCTGAATTTGTTCAGAACGTTGTCAACTTCTTTACTGTTGACCTACCAAGCGCATTTGCTCAGTTCGTCTTATTTGTATCGACGATTCCAGAACAAGTCCAAACTGCCCTTGCAACGCTTTTGGTAAATATTGCTCTTTGGGCAGTCGACATGGCGGCAAAAGCATCAGAGGCCGCCGACGGATTTCTCCGTGGGGTTACAGATGGCCTAAATGCAGCAGTTGATTTTGTGAAGAGCGTTCCAGATAAGATTAAAAGTTTCTTTTCTAATGCGGGCGATTGGCTTGTTAATTCTGGTAAAGCGCTCTTAGATGGCTTCGCCAAAGGCATCAGAAATGCTGTAAATGCAGTAACAAGCGCAGCATCAGACGCTCTCGGTGCGGTGCGTAAGCTATTCCCATTCTCACCTGCAAAGAAAGGACCATTCTCAGGGCATGGCTACACGACGTATTCTGGACGTGCTCTTATGAGAGACTTCGCAAGGGGAATTAAGGGAAGTTCCGCACTTGCTGAAACAGAAGCAATGAGTGCTCTGTCAAGCGTACATGACGTCTTTAGTAATGCTCGTCCCCTGAGCTTCTCAGCGGTTGCTGACGCTAATGCAAACGGTATTTATCGTGCTGCTTTTGAGCTTGACTCAAGGCAGCAACGCGCAAACGCAACCACGCTTGCAGATATCTATGACTTCATGCGTAACGGTGAGCTCGGACAGGTTATTGATGAGAACTCTAACAATATTGGAGACCGTGATTTCGCTCGTGCGGTTCAAAAGGCGGTGAGAACGAATGCGTAAGCTCAAGTACGTTTCTTCCCGCGGTAACACCTTTGAACTTGATGTGCCAGAAGCCTCTATTGGTACTGGCACATCTCTTAGAGGCTATAAGCCTGGATACACGCTAGGAGCGCGTTCTGTCTCTGGCATTTCATCTAATGCTCAAGAAGTCACGTTAGATTTATTCATTGAGGGTTCTGAACTAGCGGAATCAATGGCCAATGAATTTGAATTCGACTTCAATAATCAAAAGCCAGGAGCACTCGTCTATAACAATGAATGGTCGCAAGATGTGTATGTGTCTAAAAGCGAGGTTCAATCTGTCTTTCATGATCAGGCAACAGTTGCCCTTACAGTTATTTTGCTAGAAGGGTCATGGCACAAAAGCCATAGTAAAAGCTTCAGCGTGACTCACGATGATGCACAGAGCGATTGGCTTAATTTACCGACCAACGCTCCATACAACCTTGGTATTACGAGACCGCCAAACCAGCTTGAAGTTCGCTCATCTTCAGAATGTCCAGTAAAGTTCACCATTTACGGAACGGCCCTCCAACCTCGAATCGTGATTGGTGATAATACTTACTCATTCTCACTGACGGTTCCAAGTGGAGGCCGTCTTGTTGTAGATGGCACCCGCACTCGTAAGACAATCACACTTGTAACTGAACTTGGAGACGTCTCAGACCGCTTCGATGTTGGCAGCCGTGGTAGTGGTAAAGGCGGCGGCAACTATTGCTTTGAACCGCTGAAACAAGGCTTTCAGAACGTCTCGTGGGACGGCACATTCGGCTTTGATGTTGAATGGTGGGAAACAAGGGGAGGTCTTCCATGGACATCTTAACGGTGTCAAAGGCTGATGGTGAAGATATTGCCGGCACAGAGGACTATGTGCTCGACCTTTCTTTTGGAGATACGGGAAATTCTTTTGAAGTATTTGCCCCGTCGATTCCAATCAAAGATGGATATCTAGTATCAATCGATGGCACAGAATACGGCGGCATCATAGATACAGCTTCAGACTCGCTTGACGGCGGTGTGTCTACGACTACATGGAGCGGGCGTACCTGGCACGGTATGCTCGCTTCAAAAATCTTGGTCCCGAGTACTGATTACATCAATATCTCAGATAAGGCTCAAACGGCCATCGAGAGCATTGTTACTGCAGCAGATCTTGCAACAGTATTTGAGGCTAAGACAGGGCAGTCTGAGACAATTATTAAGTGTCAGTTACCTCGTTTTTGCGACGCTTACACAGCGTTAAGACACATTGCAAATGCCGCGGGCTCACGACTTAGAATTCAACGCACTGATGGCAAGACACTTATTTGGCTAGAGCCTCTCACTGACAACAGACTTGATTCTGATGCCCTGGATTACAAATCTAAGACGTCATATCATCCCGTGAACCACTTAATTTGCGCTGGTAAAGGTGAGCTTGCAAGTCGTACGGTTATTCACCTTTATGCAGACCGTGCGGGGCGCATTTCAAAGACGCAGAGTTTGTTTGGCCAAGATGAAGTATCCATGCTCTATGACTACAACAATATTGAGGATGCAGAGCTTGAAAAAGAGGGAACAAAGAAGCTCAAAGAGCTTCAAGCTCAGTCTTCTGTAGACGTTACGGTCCATGACGGCTTGAATCTTTATATTGACGATGTTGTCGTTGCTGAAAATCAAGACACAGGAAGACGAACTCAAGCGACTATTGGCAAGAAGATAGTAAAAGTCGCGAGCGGGGTAATGAGTGTAAGTTATGAAGTGACTTCACCAAATCAGACTCGCGGCTCACATGGAGTTTCATTTGAGTCTTCTGGAGCGTCTCAGGGTGCTGGAACTACATATGTTGCTGGCACTGGCATTCGTATTGTCGGTAATCGCATCTCAGCGGTTATGTCTGATGAGAAGGTCGCTGATATTGAGACTCATATTGCAGCTGCACAGTCTGCTGCAGTTGCCGCTCAAGGTCAAGCGCATGAGGCAAAAGACATTGGTAACAACGCGTTAGTTTCAGCAAACTCAAGTGTTAAAAATGTGTCCTCAACAGGACCGCTTACGGTTTCCCAGACGGGTTCCAACGTCACTTTAAGCCTTCAAAGCTCTGGTGCAGAGGCTGGTTCATACGGTCTTTCAGAATCAATTGTGGCTGGTAATAATGCCAATTTTGCGATTCCGCGTCTTACGGTTGACGAATTCGGGCGTATTACTTCAATCGCTCAATCAATGGTAACCCTTCAAATTAGTGGGGGAGCAAACCAAGGCGGAGGCTTCCTGGCTGCTCATCCAATCGGTTCAATCTATGAAACAACTAAATCATTTAATCCATCGAGCCTCGGCGGTACATGGGAACGCCTGCCGTCACTTGACGGTTTTAAGTGGGAAAGGACGGCGTAATGGCTAAAGAACAAGGCTCCAGATATACCTGTGACAGATGTGGTAAGTCTGAGTTTGTTACTCCGAGCAATACATACTCACTCGCTCAATGGCATGACATTAAGCGTCAATCACAGCGAGGAGAGGAGAATCGCACTTATTGCGAGAGTTGCTATAAAGCATATCTCGAGCTTCTTGCAAAACATGATGCCTCATTCAAAGAGTTTGAAAGCAAGGTGAACTAATATGGCAGTCACATGTGTCGATGGACAGGGTCAAGCGCCTCACATTACCGGTGCGGATAAAGGACGTTTACACGCTGGCATTTTTGGCGAAAAGAGCGTCGTTCTTGCGGTTGGCAAGCGTCTGGCGGCCACGCAAGAGAGCGCAAATCGAGTCACTATTGCAACCGGTGACGCCTCTCTACATGGTAGGCAAGTGAGTGTCACCGCTCCGGAGCAGGTCACAATCACTTCTGGAACTCAAGGACAGAACCGTAACGACTTTATTTGTCTTAAATATGAGCGTAACGCGCAGGGAATTGAGTCGGCAAAACTTGAGGTTCTACGTGGTGTACCTACATCTGGTAAAGCTGAGGACCCCTTAGTCCCAGCTGGTAACGTCTTAAATGGTGACGCTCAAGATTACTTCCCGCTCTATCGTGTAAAGCTTAATGGCGTTGTAGCGTCTAAGCCAGAGCAGCTCTTTATGTTTGCGAATACACTCTATCAAGATGACAACGGCAATTTTGAGACGGTGATTTTGCAAGATCAGGGCAGTTATAAGAATTACTGGCATATATACCGCACAGGTGATTCTGTGACTATCAAGGTAAGAGGCTGGCTCGCAAATAACATTGCTTATGACGCTGTTAGATGTCCCTTTACCATTCCTGAAGGAGCAAGACCGCCTCTAGTAGATCATGAAAAGTACGGTTCAGCCTCTGATAACACAGAATCTATTGTCTACAACTCAGGCTTCTGCCCCGGTCACGCTGACGTGATTACGGCCATTTCCGCTCGTCCAGATGGAAACATCTACTTGCAAGACATGGGCGGCGCTGTTTCCAACGCCTGGCGACAGGGGTCTCTTACTTACACAGTGAGGCATTAAGGGGGGGGCAGCTATGAATATTACAGCTGAGATGGTTTCCTTCTTTGTCTCTATCGCAGGTGCGTTTTTAGGCGGTCTTGTTGCCTTTTCAAACTGGCAGCGTGCCAGTCGAGATGATAAGGAGAAAGAGGATGCCTGGAAGAGCACCATCACTAACACCCTCACCCGCTTAGAGACTCGTCAGCAAGTCATGAATGAGCAGTTGGGCAAGTATCAACAGTCTCTCTCAGACTTGACTGCAACACTCACACAACATACAGCTGAACTTTCTGTGGTTGGTATCGTAGCGCGAAGGGCGGACGAAGTCTCAAAAAAAGCAGCAACAGACCTCGCGGAGGTCAAAACCGATGTAAGAAACCTAGACTCACGCATTACTAAGCTTGAGAAGTAAAGGAGAAAGAAATGATTAACTGGAAAGTACGTCTACACAACCCCGCATGGTGGCTTGGAATGGTTGGAATTGTCATGAGTCCAATCCTGGCATATCTTGGACTGGCTTACTCCGATTTGACAACTTGGGGCAGCTTAGCTGATGTATTTGTTAAGTTTATCAGCAACCCTTATCTCATTGGTACCGTGGTTGTAGCTGTCCTTGGTGCTATCGGTGTCACGGTTGACCCAACGACTAAGGGACTAAGCGATTCTGCACGTGCAATGACATACGACAAACCAAGTGTGAGCCCTTTAGACGAGGAGACGCACTAATGGCTGATTTTTCAGGACAAATTACCGCGGATGCGTATATTCCAA